CCGCCTGCTGAGGTAGGAATGCCGGCGCAGGTCGATGCCGTCACCAGCTGAACTTTCAAACTTCCAGCAGCTTTTAACTGGACTATCTGCACAAGCCGTTATCGCGGTGACTGTGTTGTGGAACAACTTGTCTTCCGTTGACCCAGAAACCCGGTGGAGAGCTTTACAAGAGGCATACCCGGCGACGGTGGACCCGTACATGGCAGCCGCCGCCGTTCTATCAGCGGAATGGTACGCAAGCATCAACAAGGCGTCAGATTTCGCAGTCGAGACCGCAGCGCCGGTATCTCAAGATGTTCTACATGCCAACGTTGGATGGGCGTTGTCTCAATCGGACCCATTAGCCAATTTGACGGGCAGTGTGGAACGGCAAGTGTTCAACTCATCACGAGACACTGTTCTGTCGAATGCTTCGCGCCAAGGTGTTAGGTATGCCCGGTATGCCTCGGCAAATGCTTGCAGTTTCTGTCAACTACTTGCCACTAGAACAACCAATGATCTCTACCGGACAGAGCTTTCATCCGTCCGGGTTGTCGGTCGTGCTGGCCGGCCTCGAGGAACGCGAAAAATTGGCGAAAAGTTCCACGACAACTGCCATTGCCTACCAGTTCCAGTTTTCGACGGTGAACCGTATACGCCGCCGGATTATGTGCAGCAGTGGGAAACCCAGTATGAAAACGCTCGATCAGATGTCGGTGGCAACACAAAGGACATCATCAACCACATGCGGCGGGCTCAATACCCGGACATGAAGGACTCACTGAACGCCGATCGGCGACGGAGATACGCCGAAAAAACGGCAGCAGAAAACTTTGGCAAACAGGTCTCCGAATAAAAGACTTTTCCCCAGCGTGGGGATAGACGCTCCGCCCAAGCGGTCAATTGGGCTGACCCCTAACCCCGAAAGGGTGATTTCCGCATGAGCGAGATTGACGAAAACACTGCCGCTACCAATGAGGACGGCAGCGATTTCCAACCCATCACATCCCAAGAGGCGCTGGACAAAATCATTGGGCAGCGTATCGACGGAGTAAAGAAGAAGTACGCGGGATTCGACGAACTGAAGGCCAAAGCCGCGAAGTTCGACGAGTTCCAGGAAGCGTCGAAGTCTGAGTTGCAGAAAGTGTCCGAGAGGGCGCAGCAGCTCGAATCTGAACTTGCTTCAGAACGTGAACGCGCCGCTAAAGCCGATGTGGCTGCGGCGAAGGGCGTTCCAGTGTCGGCATTGTCTGGTTCAACTCCCGATGAGTGGGAGGCGGCAGCCGATGCGCTATTGGAATGGCGTGCTGCACAACAGGTGCAGGAAAAACCCGCCAAACCTGTACGAGGTTTGAAGTCCGGGGCAACTAGCCCCGATCAAACACTCGACCCGAAAGAACGTGCGGCAGCGGCAATCCGCGCCATGCGATCACAAATATAAATCCTCCCAACGAGTGACTACGGGACTCTGCGGGCTATCCGAAAGGAAAAAGAACAATGGTTGATATCAACCGGTCAGATGTCTCGACCCTCATCGAGGACGCGTATTCGCAGGTCCTCCTGGAGGCCGCTGTTGCGGGCTCGCAGGCGCTCCAGGCTTTCCCCACAGTGAACCTGGGCACCAAGACCACCAACATGCCGATGCTCGCGGCCCTGCCCCAGGCCGGGTGGGTCACCGAACAGTCCGAGGACTCCTCGGGCACCAAGCCCACCAGTGAGGTGCGTTGGAAGAACGCCACGATGGTGGTCGAAGAGATCGCCGTCATCGTCCCCGTCCATGAGGACGTTCTCGCTGACGCCACCACCGACGTGCTGTCGGAGGTTTCTGCGTTGGCCGGTCAGGCCATCGGTCAGAAGCTCGACCAGGCCATCATCTGGGGTGTCGGTAAGCCAGCATCGTGGACGAGTGCCGCGCTGTACTCGGCGGCCTCGACTGCTTCGCAGACTCAGGCCATCACCTCCGGTGCTGCCAACACGGCGGACATCGTCGGTGCGGTGAACACCTCGTCGAAGACCCTCGCGGGCCTCGGGTTGCTGCCCGATACCCTGCTGGCGAACCTGACGTTCCGCTACGAGATCGCGAACATCCGCGACTCGCAGGGTCAGCCCATCTTCCGGGATGAGTCCTTCGCCGGCTACAACACCTCGTTCAGCCGCAACGGCACGTGGGACAACTCACGCGCCAAGTGCCTGATCGTGGACTCCTCGCGCGTGCGCGTGGGTATCCGCCAGGACATCACCGTCAAGTTCCTCGATCAGGCCACCGTCGGTGGAGTCAACCTGGCCGAGAAGGACATGGTGGCGCTGCGCTTCAAGGCCCGCTACGGCTACGTGCTGTCCACGGGTGCCACCGCGTTCAGCTCGGCCCCGGTTCCGGTCGCCGCAGTCATCAACGCCGGCTCCTAACAATGGCGTATGCAACTTCGACTGATGTGGTGGCCGCTCTCGGGCGGGCACTCACAACAGCGGAATCAGTGTCTGTGAGCAATCAGCTCGACCAAGCCACTGATCTCGTCGCCGCCTACCTGGGCACAGAACCGAACCCGGTTCCTGGTGCTGTAAAACGGGTGGTTGCGACGATGGTTGCTGCCGTGTTCTCCAAGCCGTCGATCACCATCGCTGACTATGACGCCAGCGGCTACTCCACCACGCGGGAAGCCGCTGGCGTTCATGTCGGCATGGAATCGGCTACAACCTCGGGTCCGTGGTTGACGAATGCGTTGAAGGAACGGTTGAAGCCGTACCGGATCGCCGTGAGGTCAGTCGACGTGATTTCCGAATACGGGTCGTGATGGCCCAAATACGGTTTAAAGCCAACGTGGATGGTTTCCGGGAAATCAGGTATTCCGGTCCCGTGCAAGACATGTTGGAAGCGGTTGGGCTGACAGTTGCCGACGCCGCCAACAGCACGTTGAAGCTGAACGGGGCTCGTGATGTGTCCCCGGGCTACGAAGTTAAATCACAACCCGGCCGACGCGTCAAGCAAGGCCGCTGGCGCGTGTCTGTCACCGCAGTAACCCGCCATGCTATCCGCCACAATGCTGTCCACAACACGTTGATTCGTGCTTTGGGTGGCGCCTCGCAGTGACCATCTACAGCACACCGAAACCGGCGGTCAAAACCGCTATCAGCATCCTCGCTGATGCTTTCGGAGTGTATGCGTTGGTGTCAGCAAGGATGCCGAAACAGCGCCCCATTAGGTTCGTCAAAGTGACCCGCGTCGGCGGTTCCCAGGACGACCCGATCACCGATGTTGCCCGCATCCTCGTTGAGTGTTTCGGCCCCGATGTCGAAACTGTTGAATCCATGACCGCCACAGCCCGCACCGCTTTCCGCAACGCCATCTCCACCGTTGTTGACAGTGTGTGGGTCAGGAATTGGAGCAACGAACAAGGCCCGGTTGACTTTCCCCACCCGGAGATCATCGACATGGAACGCTGGCAATTTCAGGGTTCGTTAAGCCTGTCCACGGCAACACCGTTGTCTGTGCCCCCTGGCAGCTAACTGAATAACAAGTTCATACAAAACTTCATACATAACTAAATAACAAACCCATTCAGGCCCGTCCTCAATGCCTGAAAGGGGCAAAAACCATGCCAGATTCATCCATCATCTGGGCGCCTACCCGCCCGGATTCCGGCGGGGTGTTCTATCGCGCACCGCTGGGAACCACCCTCCCCACCAACGCCACCACACCGCTGAACGCACTGTTCGTCGACCACGGCTGGCTCGGCGAAGAAGGTGTCACGAAGTCCACAAGTCGGGACATCAAGAAGCATTACGCGTTTGGCTCCGACCTGGTCAAGACCACGCAGGGCCAGTACGCCGACAGCCTCAAACTGTCGCTGCTCGAAAGCGATCCCGACGTTCTGGAGACTGTGTTCGGTCCTGGGATCACCCTGGGTACCGATGGTGCCGGCAACCGCACCATCAAGGTGGAGCACCGCTCCAAGCAGCTCCCGCGCTCGGCGTTCGTCGTTCATACCGTGGACGGCAATAAAACCCGCCTCCTGGTCATCCAGGAAGGCGCCGTCGTCGATGTCGGTGATATCACCTATGTCCACAACGATCTGCTCAAGTACACGATCACTGTGGACTGCTACAAGCCCGCCTCCGGCAATTCCGAAGCGGTCATCGAGTACATCCACGACGCCGGCCACGCGGCAGGTTCGTAACCCGAAACCCTCTGGTGGGTGGTGTCTTGGGACGGGCCTGCCACCCACCAGAGTCCCGTTCAAATCAGCCCGTTCCCAGCAAGTCACACACAGGAAGGTCCGTCCCCCATCATGGCTAAACCCATTATCGGCGCGAATCGTAAAGCGGCGAAAATTGAGATCGTGTTGCCGGTCGATAAGAACGGCGACTATGCGTTCGACGAGAACGGCGACCCCGTCAAGGGCCGCACCCCGGTGGAGTTCACGGTTCCCCGCTTCGATTGCATGTCTCGGGAGCAGTTCAAAGAGTTGAACGCCGCCCTGGCCGCCCTGGACGATAAGAAGGACGACAAGGGTGAGCCTTTAACGCCGCAGGATCGCGGTATCGAGGTGGTGTTGGCGATGCTGGCCCCGTTCGTCACTGACGACGAGCTGGCGGTAGTGGGAAAGCTGCATCTGTTTGAGCTTGAGCAGATCGCCGAACGAATCCAAGAAGGCTCCACGATCACTGTGGGGGAATTGGTGGCCTCGACCAGCTCCTAGATGAGCATGGCGGGGCCATCAATTTTGATTTGATGACCATGACCTCGTATCGGCTGGCCGATATTGGGGAACAGTTCACTTGGGTTGATCTGCGGGATTTCATCACGAACCTTCCTCCTACGCAGGCGTCGGCGTTTTATCGGGTGCAGCATCCGCAGTCGTGGTGGTGGACCCCGGAAATCGATTTCCTGGGTGCGGTGATGACCGCGATTCAGTGGGGGAATTGGCAGCGCGGCGGCGGCCGGGGCGACAAACCACAGGCAGTCAAACGTCCTTTGGATAAACCCAAAGCCGTCAAAGGCTCCGTGCCGACATCGGGCGCCGACCTGGCAGCACGTAAAGAAGCTTTGAAGCAATCTATGGAAAGGACACAGGGTGGCAACTGAACTCGGTACCGCGTATGTGTCCATTGTTGCGGAAACGTCGAAACTTGAAGCGCAAATCAAGTCGGCGTTGGATGGCAGCGGTCAGCACGCCGATCTGGTCGGTAAAGACATCGGGAAGCGGATCTCGGCGTCGGCATCGAAGGCCATGAAGGATGGGTGGCGGCCCGACCAGGACATCATGGCCGGCATCCCCGACACCAAACTGGATCGCATCGGTGCCCGCATCGGCCAGGTCATCGGCAAGGGTGTTGTTGGTGGTTTACGTGCCCGTGAGGCCGGTGTGCAGTTCGGGCACAGCTTCGCCCGGGGCGCCGGCAGCGTCGGCCTCGGCGGGGTAATTTCGCGGTGGCGTCAAGAACTCGGTGGCGGCGGCGCCCTTAACGCCATTGGAATGCTGGCCGGTAAAAGCCTGTCGCTGGGCTTGACTGCGGGCGTGGGGGCTGCTGTCGCGGGCGCCGGTTTAGCGTTGACTAAAGGCTTCGACCGGCTCCTGACGATTGACTCGGCCAAATACAAGCTCAAAGGGCTCGGTAAGTCCACCCAGGAAATCGCCGACATCGTCAAAACGGTCACCGACTCGGTCACCGGCACACCATTCGCGTTAGATCAAGCATTCGCCACCGCCACTCAGGCCATCGGCTCCGGTGTCACCGACATCAAACGGTTCATGACCGATATTGCTGATGCGGCCGGGTTCGCCGGGGTGGGCATTGACCGGATGGGTTTGATTTTCAATCAGGTCCAGGCCAAGGGCAAGTTGACCGGCGAAGAAATGATGCAGTTGATGGAAGCCGGTCTGCCGGCCAAGTCCTGGATCACTGAGTCCTACAACATGACATCTGATCAGTTCGACAAGATGCAGGCCAAGGGCGAGATTACGATGGAGATGCTCCAGCAGAGCATCGAGAAGCACGCCGGGGGCATGGCCAAAGGGTTGGGCGACACCCTTCAAGGGTCCATCGACCAAATGCAAACCGCTATCGCCCGCATCGGCGCGGATTTCCTGTCAGCAGTGTTCGGCGGACCATCAGGTGACCCCGCTGAGGGCATGAAAGCGTCCATTCAGCGCATCACCGAAATGCTCAACAACCTTGACGGCTGGATCAAAGCGCACCGCCAAGACATCGCCGATTTCTTCAACTCGGCCAAAGATGCAGCCAAGACACTTCTCGACGTTCTGGGCAGCATCCTCGGATTCCTCAAAGAAATGCCCGGTGGCATCAAAGGCGTCATCATCGCGTTCGCGGCCTGGGAAGGCATCAAAGGTATCGCTGCGGTGGCCGGCGCCATCGCCGGTTTGAACGGCGCCCTGGGCATGACGGCCGGGTTGGCTAGCGCCGCACTCGGCCCGCTGGGCGCTATCGCAGCAATCATTGCCGGTGGGGCTATCGGCGGGGCCGCGTTCTCCAACACAATGGACGCGTTGGGTGGTGATCAGACCCCGGCGGGCCGCAACGCCGAAAACCAATTGTTCTCACCAGGTTTCGGTATCCCGGGGGCGACGAACGCGTTCCCGGCGACCCCGGACAGCATTCCAGGCGGCGGTGGCGCAAACTCGCAGCGTGAGCGCCGAGGGTTAAGTCCCGTTGACCCGACCGGGGGACTGCTGGGTGGCACACTCGGCGGCGGCGGTAACAATGGCGCGTTGATTCCCGGCATGGGCGTTCCCGGTGTGGGTGGCGGCGGTACCGGCTTTACGGGTGCGGGCGCTGAGGGCTGGCGGCCAGCGGTACAGAGTGCTATCGCGCAGTACGGCCCGAAGTTGGGGATCAAAAACTCCAAGGCGTGGGAAGACGCGTTGATTCGACAGATTCAAACCGAATCCGGCGGCAACCCGTTCGCCGATAACCCGAATGATTCGAACGGCCAGGGCGGCAAGCAGCACGTCACCGGCCTGTTGCAGTTCTTGCCGGAAACGTTCGCCTCTCACAACATTTCCGGTGGCGGCTACACCGACCCGAACGCCCAGATCGCCGCCGCCCTGGACTATGTGACAAAGCGGTATGGCATGGATCAGAACGGTGCCCCGCTGCACATCGGGCGCGGTGTCGGATACGACTCCGGTGGCATTCTCAAACCCGGTACGACCATCGCGCAAAACAACACCGGTAAACCCGAAGCGGTGTTCACCCAGGGCCAACTCGAGGACATGCGGACTGCCGGGGCGATGCCGGCGGCTGCCGGTTCCACCGCTGAGGCCGGAACCTCGACGCTGTCCAAGGGCATCGATATCGGTGGTGAGGTCATCAACGGCATCATCGACCAGGCGGCGTCGGCGGCACTAGCGGCTGTCGCTGCCGCCGACGCCGCCTGGTCGGTGACGCCGTTGATGACCTCACCACCGATATGCATGCCCGTGGACTG